TTGATGATGACTTCAATAAAGTTCAAGGGCACCTTGATATTATCAGGGAGAAGATTGATTATCAAGTTAACGAACTCAATGACAATCTTGATAAGAAAGAATTTGAACTTAGAGTAGATGTAAAGAATCTTACTGAGAATTTTGAACAAACTGTCACAAATCTTGGTGAGACAAGAGATAAACTTATAAAAGAAGTTAAAGATGTTTCTCGCAGAATTTGGGAACAACATCATATATCCAAGGATGACGATAAGAAGTTAAAGAAGTCTATCCTCAGCGAACAAAATAAACTCAAGCAGTCTCTTCAGAAAGAGATTGAGAGTATCAATGAGAAGAGTGTCAAGGCAGACGAGTCTATTCTTAAGTTCTTCACTGACCTGAAGGAGACTGTTGATACACTCCCTGAGGTAAAATATTATGATAAGGATGTTTCTAGGATTGATGAGGATATTCTCTCTATTAGAGAAGAACTGAAAGAGATATCACAACTCGCTTCTTTAATTAAGACAGAACAAACCCAACTAAAAGAGAATTACCTTCTCAATGAACCATCATCCGAAAAACAAACTGCAGGAGATCAAACTGATCCGCTAACACCGCTTGATCAGAAGTTTGCGACTCTTGATGATCTATCAAATCACTATAGACTTTTCATCAACAGGATCACTACTCAACTCGCAACACTGGGTGGTGGCGGTGAAGTAAATCTTAGATATCTTGATGATATCGTAGGCATAGCAACTAACTTAAGTGCCTATGATGGGATGTATCTGGGTATTGATGTATCAAATAGTTCCCAACCATTTGTATTCTCCCCAGTAAGTGGTGGAGGTGTTGGTGCTGCTGGAACTTGGGGTGTTGATTCGGTTGGTATTCACACTACCAAGTCTGTTGGAATTAACACATCATCTGCTGTAAGTGGAAATTCACTTTACGTTGTCGGTGATGTTGAATTTACTGGCAATCTGAGTGTTGGTGGCACAATCACCAAAGAAGATATTAAAAACTTAGATTCCATTGGAATCATAACCGCAAGAAGTGGAATCACTGTTACATCAAACGGATTAAACGTTTCTGGTGTATCTACAATCAGTACAGGAGTTGGAACAGTTCATATAGGTGTTGGTCAAACAACACTTCTCGTAGATGGCGATGCTAGAGTAACAGGCATCCTCACTGTTGGACGAGGATCTATTACACTTGACCCATCCAAAAAGACACTTACTGGAATTGATGATATTCTTGTTGGTTCTGGTGTGTCATTGTCATTGGCACCTCTTGTCGGAGGTAGCGGAAAGTTTGTTGTTGATTATTCCACAATAAACTTGAAAGGGTATGGTTCCGATCTTGATGGATCATACGATAGACAATCTAGTTCGTTTGTTTTAACAGGTGCTCCATCTTATTCTGGTAGTGCCACTTTCTCTGCTCTTGGCGGTTTCTATTATTTCCTACATCAAAGTGATAATTCAAAAATTATCATCTATAATTTAGTTGATGGATATTGGTCAGCAATTTATGTTAATGGTTCTAATTTTTCCTCACTGAGTAACGGACAAAGTTTAGGTTCAGTTACACATTCAAGGTTCATTAACCCAATTAGAGATTTCTTTGATGGAACTGGCAGAGCATACCCAGCTCCCGTAGCAGGCATTGAATATGCTACCACAATTTCTGGTCGCTCATCATTATTGGGTATCGCGACCGCAACTTCATTAGATGTAGAGGGAAATACCAAAATAACTGGTATCACTACAATAAACACTGGTATTGGAACGGTTCATGTAGGTCTTGGCAATACAGCATTGCTAGTTGATGGTGATGCTAGAATTACTGGAATTCTGACTATTGGTAGATCATCCGTCACCATTGATGGTACTAACAACACTGTCAGCGTTGGTCTTGTTACGGTTACAAACTCAACAATTGTCATTGGCGATAATGTAACACTTGATTCTGGTGCTACAGGTATCAACTCGGCACCAAATGTCTTCTATGTTGCTAAGGATGGTAGTGATAGTAATAATGGAACATCAATTGATAATGCTAAATTAACAATCGCTGGTGCTGTCGGTATAGCACAATCTGGATCAGTTATCAAAGTATTGTCTGGAAATTATGTTGAAAGTAATCCGATTGAAATTCCAGCATTCGTCGCCGTTGTTGGTGATGATCAAAGAACTGTAAAAGTTTTACCAAGTAACGCCACACAAGACATCTTCCATGTCAATAAGGGATGTAAGTTAGCAAATATGACCTTCTCCGGTCACCTTGCTCCTGCTGCTGCGGTCGCTTTCCCAACAGGAATCGCAACTAATGTTGGTGGTGGAAAATGGAAGGGTCCATACATCCAAAACTGTACTAGTGATACAACAACGGGCACAGGCATTTATATTGATGGCGACAAGGCA